CCATCAAAAAAAGCCTCGGATAAAGATAAGAACCCTGGTCTCAGAAGCAGCGTTAAGTTTGAAACCGCGCAAGATCCGAACGCTGGTCGTTCTGGTTCTCGTCGTGGTGCTCACCTTTCGGAGACCGCGTTCTATAGATACTATCGGGAAATTGACGAGGGTGTTCAAAACTCAATACCATTGGCTAAAGGTACAGCAATCATAAAGGAGTCAACGGGGAACGGGCGCTCTGGGATAGGTAAGCCTCATTACGACCTATGGAAAGCTGCAGAGCGTGGCGACAGTATTTACCGAAATTACTTTGTTTCATGGTTTGAAATTGACGACTACCAAATGAATGTCCCACTAGGTTTTAGAGTCACTCCAGAGGAACGTGAGATACTTAAAATGAGACCTAATGTAACTGAGGCTAATCTTGTTTGGCGGAGACTTAAAGTAATGGAGTATCTAGGCGATGAAAGCGACCAGTTTTTGACACCAGCCGAGAGATTTAAGCAAGATTTCCCATTAACACCGGATGAAATGTTTCGCCACTCTGGGCAGCCTGTTTTTGATGCTGTGGTGATCGAGCGAATCATAAAGAAGCTAGAAAGTTTTAGGCCCCGAGATATGTCGGAATTAGTCTCAAAAAATGACTATATGCTTAGGAATTATATTAATGATTTAAGAATTTATGCTCCGCCGAGAGAAGGCAAGCAGTATTTTATAGGTGCCGATATTGCCGAGGGTTTGGCTCAGGGTGATTACTCAAGCCTTTGCTTAATGGACTCTGAGTACAAGCAAATAGGCTCGTGGCATGGGAAAATTGACCCTGACTTGTTTGGACACTTACTTATCTCTCTAGGGCGCCTTTATAATAACGCTCTATTGATCCCAGAGAATAATAATATGGGTCACACAACAGTAACCACGATCCGTAACGAGGGCTATTATCCACTTTACACAACCATTGTTGAGGATAAGGTCAGCAAAGAAAGAACAACTAAGTACGGCTGGAAAACGACTCAGAAATCAAAACAAGATATGCTGAATGAAGCGATTAAACATATTAGGGATAACGACGCCAAGCTGCTAGACATAGGGCTCTTGAGAGAAATGGAGATCATTTCCAGGGGCGACAACGGCAACGTAGACCTAAATGGGAAAGACAGAGTAGTGGCCTTTTGTTTGACACTAATGGGGCTCAAGCATTATCGTAGTCCTATAGAAGTAAAGAAAAAGCGCGTGAGTATGGCGACAGGCACAGGTCAAGAGATTCACGAAGCCTTTATGAAGCAGAAAAAGAAAAAAGGTAACGATTTATTTGATTAAGGGAATTTATGGAATTAATAACACCAGAGACCCATGGCACAGCACTTAGCAATAGTGATTGCACGGCCGTGCACGTCAGGCGTGCTATTATTAACGAGCTTATTGCAAAAAACAGATATTTCATGCCTACAATTGATAAAAACTACGCTCTTTCGGCGGCAAAACAGCAGTATAAACTTGAGGTTGCTGTGATGGTGCGAGAAAATACTAGGCAAATAAAAGAAGGCTTAATATGAAAACAATCGATATTATCTACGTGGGCATTATGTTTATTCTCACTTTCGGCTCTTTGTATGCCCTAGTTTTGGTTGCTGAATGGAAAAATAAGAGAGATTTAAAGAGTTATCACGCTGCAAACGTCCGATATTTGGAAAAAATCGCCAAAGAAAACAACCTAAAAACTCCCGTTATTAAAAAGCGAGACCTGGACCCAAATGCACCAGAGCCAGAGCTCAATCAATGGACTCCTTCGAAAGATATGGACTATGTTATGAAAGGCGGCTTAACAGATTTCTATGATTAGCTGCTCTAAAAAGAGATTCACGAGCAAAAAGTCAGCTCTCAAATTCATTAGAAAGAGGTCTAATTTCCCAGGTTCATTAACTAAAGTATCAGGACGACAGCGCGCCTATTGGTGTAAATATTGTAAGGCCTTTCATTTGACTTCTCAGAAGAGATTTTAAACCGCTGCCAGTATCAAGGTTAAAGCTTTTTTAGCATCTGTCGGAATTATTCTGTCTAAGAATTCAATTTCTCCACTCTCTTTATGAAATACGGTAATATCGACGGTCGAACTGGTTGAAGCTGTTTCGATAACATCGGCCTGACCTTTACCGTCAGCCCCAGTGTAAAAGACTATGGGTGTCAGGATCATGGCTTCGCCAATGATAAACCCCTTTGGCTTTATCGTTATCATGGCGCCTTCCACAGGCTTTTTTTCCTCGTCGTAAACTTCTATATAAACTAGGCAAGTATTTAATTCATCGGTCACATTGAAAAAAGTGTAATCGATTTGGATTAAATCAATCTCTGGAGTCGTCCACCCGTTGTCACTTGCTAGATACCATTTGGGATAAATCGAGGTGCCTGCACTTAAATCTAGCTCGGCTTTATTTGTTTCTATTTCGGCAATTGTGTTTACGTCGTCGCTTCCAGTGCTGGCCACCCAAATTGAGCCATTCCAAAACATATCGATATTATCAACATTTAGTAAATGACCCACATTACCAGTTCCATTAGCTGTGCCGCTATATCCATCCAGACTTTTAGACGACAACGGCTCGGTTTGCGAAATGGACGGGGGATTTATCGGGTAATCAGTGTAGTCAGCACTCGGGGTATAATCCTCTGTATGTTGGACGGCTGAAAAGAATCTGGCATTAGCGGCTTCGAATTCCGTAAGCGTACTAGAAACCCCTTTAATTTTACCGATGAAAGCAATGCCATTAGCACTTCTTGTGCCGGTACTATTGTCTGTTTCTCCATACTGGACGCCGTTAATAAAGACTCTGGTCGCCGGAGAACCCACGTCAATGTCAAAATTAAGAGAAAATGTATATTTATTCCCAGCGACCGGGGAAAATGCTTCACCATCGATAGTCAGTATTACCGCTCCCGTATTATCGGAAAGTATTGCTCTAATTAAGCCAGCAGTTTTGTGGTGTTCGATATGAACCTGAGAGTTAATTGTACCATCGACTTCTCTTGAGCATATAAAATATTGTGTATCAGTTGGCGTACCGTTATAGTTCGGATAAATGTCAATCTCAACGCAACCTTGTTGTACTAACGCTATCCCCGTGATTCCACTGTATGTTAAATACTTATTTGTACCACCCGTAAGGTCTAAGCGGTTGTTTGCAATTACAACCCCTCCAGTTTCAACAGCTACCAATGAACCTGAACCACGGTCCCCGTCTATTGAGCTATTGTATCGAGCGTAAAACGTCTCCTCTGAGTAAGTTTGGAGCTTAAGTTTCGCAACCCCGCCAGTCACCTCGATCAAATTACTGTCATAGGTATAATCACCAGGTGTAGAAAACGGATATTGCTTTATAATTGTCATTACTTACCTCTTTCTCTTAATGGTTGCTTTCTCATGGAACTCTATTTTGGAGTGGATTTTGTCCGCCCTCTTTATTGCCCTTCGATGAATAACTATAAGTAGTATCCAAGGCACCTCTAAAACCCTTAAGGGAAGGGTTAGGGTATTAACTAGAATGTATTTAATTATGTTCCGCTTTTTCAAAACTGAAACTCCTTTACGTTATAAAGAAGGCCATCAAAACCAGCGGCCACTTGAGTGTCATTTGCGCTTATATCAAAGCACCTTATTCGAATGTCTGTTTTTTCAGGGATAGTGAAAGGAGAAAACGCACCTCTTTCAAATGAGCTTGATCCGTTGGAGTTGACCCCGATAGTTTGTTTAGTGTTCCAAGAACCGCCCACTGGCCTAATTTGAAAGTAAAACGTGCCTATAGCTGAAGACTTCTTTTGAATTGATACAAAGAGCTTGTCAAGTGCTAAGGCGTGATCTTTTGGGACGGTGTAGATGGTTTGTAATGTTTGGCCTGTTTCGGGATTGATGATAAAAACATCATCCCCGTTAATAGACCCAGTTATTTTCCCAGCATTTGTTTCATCAGTTCCTGAGTTTATCACGGTTGCTCTGTGGCACCTCAGATACACACCAAGCGTCACTACTGGATTTATCCCATCTAGTTCAACTATTTCTTCCAGCATTTCGTATTCAGCGCTTAAGCCAGAGACTCTTATAGTCTGAGCGCCTACGCCACTGATATCGTCGTCAATGCTATCGCTAACAATTGAGATGGTTCCGGCTACTGCAGGGAAAGGATATTCTCCTCCGCCCTCCCAGATGTCCTCTGGAGTGGTTCCAGTATCAATGTCTGGATTAACGCCAAACTTGAAAAGAGCGCTTACATTTTGGATAAGCCCAAGTGAAACGTATGTTCTAAAATCTGGCCAGTGTCTTAAGCTCATTTATTCACCTAGCATAAAGCGTATTCTGATAAGTTAATCAGGAGTCCGTCAAAGGCTGCTGAGATTGAGGTATTATTAGTTTCTACCGTCTCAACTCTTATTCTAAGATCAGTCTCCTCCGGTACAGGGAACCATAAAGAAGTGTCGCGCTCCACAAATGATGAGCCACTGGCTGACACGCTTAACGTGCTTTTTTCTTGCCAAACGTTCTGGCCATTGGTTTTAATTTCGAAATGTATCTCTGCGCCGGCGCCTGACTGAGTCCTTTCTATAGATGCCTTTAATCGGTCTATTAGTAAAATATGCCCTCTTGGCACCGTGTAGCAGGCGTCTAGCGATTCACCATAATTAGCCAAAATCTGACTTATAGCACCCTCGGAATGGGTTGCTACTATATTCCCTACGGCTTGCTGACTAGAGCCTCCGAGTGTCCCGGACAGCCTACATACACGAAAGAATTCCTTGTTGGTTACTACTGGAGCTAGCCCGTCCGTCTCGATAGTTTCGCTTATTAGGGCGAAGTTAGAGTCTAGACCGTTTACTAATATCTCCCTTAACCCTGTTCCTGATGGGGAGTCTTGAGCGCTGTCAGACACCAAAGAGATAGTTGATGCCGAGATTGGAAACAACTTGGAGCCACCTAAAGAAATTATGTCTTGTGGTGTTGTTCCAGTGTCGATATTTGAATTAAGTCCGAATTTAAACAGAACATCTATGCCTTTGATTAACCCAGCCGAGGCCAGCATCTCAAAAGAGGCTTGATGCCTATCGGCACTCACAGCTCACCCCTGAGGTGTTGAACTTCTCTAGAATCTATAGATACGCCATTTTTCTGATAAAGGTTTTTCATTACGTCGTCATGGAAGTAATTAGTCACTGGTTCGTCGTTTTGAGGTAAATCGTCATAACCCATCTCAATAAGGCCCATCTCTTTCAAATGTCTCTTATATTCGCCATAGGTCGCACAGTGTTTTCTAATGCTGCGTTGAAAGCCGGGCTGGAAACCATCTTTGGCGCTCTTTCCTGACTTCATTATAAGAGACCTGGGAAAGCCACAATTAAAGCAAGAGATACCTGTCCCCTCGGAATTATATTGGAGCGCGTCGAATTCACTTGGCTTATAGCATCGTAAAAACTCGGCCTGACATTTTTGATTTCTACATTTTAGGCGATAGGTTTGCATAATGAATATTAAGTCGAATATCTCTAGCTCGGGCATGGTGTTTATAACTGTAAACGGTCTAAGATATTAAACCCTTTAGCTATTATTCTTTTAATGCATCCACTCAAGGAATTAGTTAAAAATGGAAAAAGAATCTAAGAAGCCCATCGAAATAGTTGGCGAGGTCGAGAAAGAGCTCAAGAAATTCCTTAATCAGTTTATGAAAGGCTGGGACGAGGAAACCAATATTTATTACGGGGATATTTGGGAAAATAACCAAAATCGTCCATTTGAAAATAATGTTTTTGAGATTATAGAGGGCGAATTACCTGTTTTAACTGATTCTATCTCAGGTATAACGGCTAATGTTGAAGACCCTGAATATATGGATCAAGCGAAAAACCTTGTTAAAGCTGTTGAGTGGGTTCTTAAAAAAGAACAGTTCCAAATTAAGCACCCGCAGCTTGTCAGAGACTCTCTAGTCGCAGCACCGGGCTATCTATATATAGATCATGACATTAATGGTAGAGATGGTGACGGCGCCATTAAGCTCGAGATACTGCCATACTACCAAGTCAGGCTAGATGGTGCAGTTTCACTTCTTGAGGACTCTGCGAAAGACCAAATTGACTTATATCGTCGCAAAAATTGGTTAAAAACAAGATACCCGAAATTTGCCGATGAAATTTCAAGCATGAAGGCCAAGAGCGATTCTGCCGACAAGCACAGTGACCGAGGTCGAGAAACTCAGGACACTGGTGGTAGAAATAAAAGATCTAGACCTATGCGGCATACTGCTGACGATATTTTAAAGCTTCAAATTACTTATATTAAAGATACCTCTCTTGAGGATATTCCAATCGAGGAGACAGCTCAGTTATTGGAAGAAGAAAACGAGCTTTTAACTAATGGCGATCCGGCTGACGTAAATATTTACCAGGACCATGATGCCCATATTGAGTCACACCAAGACTTAAATGCGAACATAAAGGAAAGCCTTGGGTTATCTCCAGAGGCTTCTTTTGAAGAAGTTGAAACCGTTATTGAGCAGCTTTTAGAGCAAAACCCAGATGGTGACTTTGCTAATCTTTTAATGATCTTAAAAATCAATGAAAATCACATTGAAGAACACTCAACGCTTAAAAAAGAAAATCCTAAAGGAGGACGTCTTAAATACCCCGGCGGATGGCGGGTAATTGAAACAATACAAAAAACCGTTGTGTATGATGGCACTAGCCGTTACGACCATAACGAGTTCCCTGTAGTCCCATGGTACTGCTACAAAGATGGCACTATTTACGGGTTTTCCGAGGTGAGAAACCTTGTTGACTCTCAACGTATGCAAGCCGTTATGAGTTATAAAGAGTACAAAGGCCTGCAAAAAGTTGCTAACCCTTCCCTAGCTATATTTAAAGACTCTGGGCTCACTAAAGATGATGTCACCAATGAGGATGGCGGAGTTTATGAAATTAAGGACGGTTCAAAGCCTCCTGTGCATATTCAGCCCGGCGTTGTTTCCGAGCAAGTGTCACGTTTTAATGCAAATAGATCGCAAAAAATGCAGGATATTTCAGGCATAAACGAAGCAACGCAAGGGAAAATGCCAACACCTCAGACTGCTGCTATGACAGTGGAGAAGGTCCAAAATCAGGCCATAGGCCGTATTAGATTAAAAGATCGATTAAATGATCATTATTCAATGAAAAGGCTTGGAAGGCTTATTGCCTCCAATATTATCCAATTTTGGACTACTGAGAAGGTTCTAAGACTTGAAAATAAAGATGGTTCACACGAGGCCGTGATTTTCAACCCTTTAGATATGCAAGACCTTGATTTTGAAATTGATATTGCACCAGGCTCAATGGCCGGTGTCGATAAAGATTCTTATAACGCTATGTTAATGGGATTTTTACAATCTCAACATATAACTTTTGACCAGTTTTTAGAAGTTGCCGATATTCCTAAAGCCGAGAAGCTTAGGGAACTTACGTCAACAGAACAACAGAAAGCCGAGGCAATGGAAGCTTTACAAATGGAGCTATTGCAAATGAAGGGGCAATTTACCCCCGAGGCGCTATCTGAGGAAGAAGTGGAAATTTTAGAGCAATCCGAAATGATGGGAGCCAATCAAGGCCAACCCGCAACATAAAGGAAAGTAATGAAGTACCGAATTTTAATCGCACAATTCTTAAAGCCGCTTTTTAATCAGAGAGGGAACTTTGACGTTTCTGATACTGATTACGATATTAGCAGTTTGGCGGAAGAAGGCGGAGACGCAGGCCAAGATGATGGAAACCAGCCCGAGGGCCAAGGTGAAAGTGATCAGCCACAGTCATTAGAGGACCAACTTAATTCGATGGGAGAGGGTGAAAAACTCAACCCTGAGGGTGGAGAAGGTGAAGAAGGGGAGAAGCCCCAAAATTTACTAGACATGGTGAATTCTCTAGGAATGATCCGCGAAGGACTGCCTTTAGAGGTAGGAAGCGAGGACCAGTTAAGAGATACCATTATGAAAGGTATGGACTACACAACCAAAACTATGGCACTGGCCGAGGAGCGAAAAGACGTTGAGTCTCAGCTTTCCGAGCAAACAGAGGCCCTAGAGACCAGAATTTCTGATTTTGAAAAAGAAAAGGAAACTCATTATGAGACAATCCAAGAAAATCAAATTTTCGGTCAAATTATGGAGCAAGTGAAGTTAAGTTACCCAGACGTTTATGATGAAATTCAGTCAGCTTTTAATCAGTCCATGGGAATGTATAAAAACACCATGAACAACCCTGTCTTTCAACAGTACAACCAAAAGATTAGCAATCTTGAGAATCAGCTTAAAGGCCAAAGTGATTCTAAAAACGAGGAAGCTGCTACTCAAATTAAAACTGAATGGGATAACGGATTAAAAGAAGTTCAAACAGGCTGGGGGGCCAAGCTTAAAACCTTGGGGATTAGACCTAATTGGTCGGAAGTGCAGAACGCATGGAAGGCAGATAGCTCTAAAACCATGACTGTCCAAAATGCCCTATTGTCTGTTTATGGTGACAAGATAACTAAGGCTTTAGAGTCTCAGAAAAAACTTGTCACAACTAAAGCGCGCTCGACAGCTAGGACAGGTGAGAGACCTACTGGTGAAACTGGTGGAGAGAAGAAAGCTCCCAAGTATAGAGGGGCGCAGTATATGGACACTTTAAATGATTTAGCTGACAAATACGCAGTATAACTGCAAGGAGAAAAACGTGAATAAGCTATTTAAATTTTTACTTAACATTTTAGCTTGCGAGGCCGGTGCTTTTACCTATGCCCAAGTTGAATCTATTACTCACGACCTTATTAAGGACAAGATGACGGACGGGGTTTTCCTTTCTGACGCTTTCCTTAATAGATTAAGAGAGAAACAAGAGCTTGAGGATGGCGGAAACGTTATTCGATGCCCTCTTTATTCAGTAGACGAGGATGACACTATTGGCGGGTTTTACTCTCCAAGAGATGCTCTATCTTTGGACGAGTATGATGGGTTTACAGACTCAAGTCACGACTGGAAATACCTAGAAGAATCTTGTGTTATTTATAACGCCGATATTGCTAAAAACGGCGGGAAGCTTGGTGTTCTTAAGCTTATTAAAGAAAAAGTAATGCAGTCAGAAGCCGCAATGAAAGAGAAAATCAAGCGCGGTATTCTTTCAGACGGGACAGCAGCAACCGGGATGCTGACAACTAAACAGTTCGTGGGACTTCAAGCTATTATTGCAGCTAGCGGGTCTTATGGTGGAATTTCTCCGGCCGACCTTGCAACATGGGTTTCGTATGTTGACGATAATGCTGGCGTGAATCGTGCGCTTACTAGAGCGATCGTTGATAAAGCTTACGATCAAACAGTTGAAGAAGGAAAAGGTGGGGCGACTCTTGGATTAATGGACAAGTCTATTTATTCAAAATTCAAAGGTGTTTTAACTGGTATCCAAAGAACAACCAGAGACAGCACTCTAGATGGCCTTGGTCACAAAGGGGCGTCGATCGTTTATAACGGTATCGATCACCTTATTGAGAACAATATGCCTTCGAACACTCTGTTCTACATCGACGAGCGTCACGCAAAGTTTCACGTTCAAAAAGATAACAACATGAGAGTTCAAAAAATCAGTGATCTTGAGACTGCGGATGCTCAGTTACATAGAGTTTTTCTTTATGCTTCATTTATCGCAAGCGAAAGAAAATATCACTCAAGAATTAACGATATTACTGTTTAATTCTCCGGGGGTTTAACGGCCCCCGCTTTTTGTTGTTTTTGAAAATGTTTAATTTAATAATAATTCTTTTATGAGGTGAAAAATGAGAAATCTAATTAATTTAACTTTAATGGTAGTGTTGCTTTTTGCAACTAACGCCATGGCAGAAAAGGGGAAGTTTGGCCGCTCCGCTTCTTTAGATGGGACTGGTTCTATCCAAGTCGGGTCTATTGAGAAGTTCTTTGTTAACTGTAAAAACACGTCAGGTGGTGCGCTAGAGGATGGTGACTTAGTTGTTGCCGATGTAGCTAACGACGACGGGTTTTCGTGTACGTCTTCCGCTGCTCCTGGTGCGGTTCCTCTTTGTGTTCTTAATGAGGCCTGTGCTGACGATGCTATGTGTGAGTGTCAAACTTACGGCTTTAAATCGAACGTAAACTTTGATTCTACTAATGACGGTGCAAGTGCTGGTGATCAAGTCTTTTTATCTGAGAGTACAGCCGGAAAGGTTCAATCTGAGGCTCTAGGGTCAATTGCCGCAAGTGATGTAATGGTCGGGGTTTTTTACGACGAAATTACAGCTAGTGGTGACGCAGAAATCTTTTTAAGGCTTAGATAATGCTAGGTCTTTTTTGGGGGGCGGCGGCAATCGCCCTTCCTTTATTTATTAAAGTGGGTGAGGTTTTACCGCCCAGGTACACGAAAGACTTCTTCTTTCAATTTTTAGTTATGTTTTCGCTTTTTGCTTTCGGGATAAAGAAGCATAAAAACGATGATGTTTTTTTATTAAGCGGCTTTCTATTGATGGTCGGTTTTTTTAATCAATACAATTATTCGAGTATTTCAGTTTTTTATCAGTTCACCTTGTTATCGGTGGGCGTACTTCTTTTTAATCAAATTATAAGCAATGTCACGAGTCACGACATTAAACTCATAAAGAACGGCCTCGCCGTATCTTGCATTATTCAATCGGCGCTAGTTTGTATCAGTTTTACTGGTGTTGATTTATATAAAGAGGTTATAGAACTATTTTTCAACGTTAAATCGTTCGAAATGGGGTCCATGACCTCCACTGGTTACGTATTTAAAGGGTCTGGTAGTCTAGGGAATAGGAACGTCGCAGGGGCGTTTATAGCTTCCACGCTGCCATTTTTGTTCAACAAAAGATTTAAGGTTTTCATACCGTTAGGACTTTGTGGATTAGGTTTAACTACCTCCGCAATGCCTTTGCTCAGCATAGGATTTGCTGCAGTCTTTCTTTTCCTTGTCCGATCCCTTGGTAAGCGGTCACTACTGCCCTTGACGGGGGTCGGACTCCTTGCGGCATTTATTTTATTTAATACGAGCAGCAATAATGGATTTTTTACGGCCGGCGCAAGAATTAAGGCATGGGGAATGGTTTTCGAAAACGTGGCCATATACGACCTAATTAAAGGTAGTGGCCTAGGGTTTGTTTTTGATAACTGGAAACTATGGACAGCAGGCCTAGAGAAGTTTAAGCAATTACATAATGAATATTTGGAGCTCTTAGTGGCCTTTGGTGCGCTAGGCGTTGGGCTGTTTATAAATCTACTAATTAAATCAAGAGATAAAATATTAAATGGAGACAAGCAGTTTTCTGCCTCTTTAGTGGTGTTTTTAGTTAACGCCTTTGGTTTTTTTAATTTACACTTAACTAGTACGGCATTGGTAGGGATTTTGTCCTTAGGGTGCCTTTTGAAGGAGTCGGAATGTCACGATCTTGGAACCATAAATCTATAATTGATCGACTTGTTAAAGATCTTTGGAACGCCAAGCAAGCTGACGTTATCGAGTGGATTAATGAAATTCAGGACGATATTGCGACCAAGTTACCTATTGATTTTTATAAGTTCAAAATGAAGAAACTACTTCCAACCGAGACTGAGATAGTTAGTCTTTCCCCAACTATTCCAGATGCACCGACAGTGGCCATAGTAAATGGTGGGGATTTGATTGAAGGAACTAAGTACAAGGTTTATGTGACCTTTAAAATTAAAAACATAGACGGAACAAAAACATATATTGAATCAGAAGCCAGTGAAGCGTCAGTGGAAGTTACGGCCACGGCAGCAGATAAGACTATTGATTTGACCGACCTTGTCGCTTATCCTGGTGATGTATCAGTTAAGCCAGCCGACATTTATAGGCTTATTTATGTAGCCAAAAAAGAGGCCGGCGAAACTACTTACGGAGAACCTTTCTTTTTGGCCGAGATTTCAAATAATGAGGACAACACTTACAGCGCAACGGCAGAACCAAGTTCAACCAGAACGCCGCCAAGTGACACCGAGGTTGATCAAATCACTAGCGATCATTTAATTTTTGCCACAGGCAACAGATGGCTTCAAAGAATTAACTCAAATCAGTTAAAGAGATTTGACCCGAATCAAAGAAACACAACAACACCAGACGCCTTCGATTTCGAGGGCCTAGATAAAATTCTCCTTTACGGGAAACTTTCCTCCGATGCCACTACAGCGCAAAGGACTTTAGAATACTCTGTTTATAGACGACCGCATGAATCATTTTATGACATAGATCAGGTTGTTGATTTACCTATTCAGGCCAAAATTGCCTTAATAGCTGGGGTAGCCTGGAAAGGGTGGGAATTTAAAGATCGCGCTGGATGGGTCTCCAAAAGAACTATATATATAGATGCTAGGGACGAGCTAATTGATAAGCTAACACGCCAACGTGGCGCCCCTGGTAGTGTGAGAGATGTAAACGGGGATTCACAAAATTTCGAAGTATAAGGGAGCAAAATGCCTTTAAGTAAACGTAGATCATTAAAGTGGAAATTCTGGAAAATGCCAGTAAGCTACAATATTCTAGCGCAAGACCGCATGGCCGATGCTCGGAACGTTTGCACTATTCAGAAAATTCTACAAACAAGACCAGGCACCGAACGTTATAACGACACTTCAATTTCAAATAAAGAAATATTAAGCCTTTCATACTTTCTAGACCATGACGAAAATCAGCATATTATCGCAAAGGCTGGGCGCGACTTCCTAAGTGTTCCGACCTCCGGAGCTTCTTCTATTTTATATGGTGGCTTCACCCTAGACGAGGACATTCTGGACGAGGATCTAATCACTGATAATTCAACACAGTTGAGCCTTTCTACTCGGCACAGAGCTGTTACGTGGAATGGGCGACATTTTATGGCCGTGGAGGGCGATGGGCTTTACCAATTTGACGGTACAACCCTTACTCAACTAGGTCAGGCGCCACCGTCAGCACCAACGGCAACCAAAAACGAAGGTGGCGGCTCTTTAGCGAATTCAGTTTATCAGGTTGCTATAACGTTTTATGATTCAAGTCATGGTTTTGAGACCAATATCGGGGCTGCCTCAAGTAATGTCACAACAGATGGCGGGAATGACGCTATTTCAGTAACAGGTATTCCGACAGCACCAAATAACGACAATATAGATAAGATCAGAATTTACCTTAAAGATGTCACGGCTGCAGGCCTTTGGATTTTTGTAACCGAGGAAAATCTTGGTACTGCCTCATATGAAATCGTAACCGACCCACTTAGCACAAGTAATCCTCCAACAAAAAACGCTGCACCATTAACGGGCGGGGCTAAGTATTTAGCAATGTTCGGAGATAAATTAATCTATTCAGGAAATACCAGTTTCCCCTCAGATGTATTTTTTTCCGAGGCATATATTCCAGATGCTTTTGACGACGTATCGACCACTAGAAAGGTTTTGACGGCCTCTGGCAATGGGCCAATAACAGGGCTTGCGGTAGGTTTTTATAATAATGACAACTTAAGTCCTTATATATGTATTTTTAAAAAGGACAGCATTGAGGTCTATTCTGAGCTCGGCGGAAGCGGTGTGCAATCTTTGGTTTCACCAAACATTGGCGCGGCCTCTCAAGACACTGTAAAGGTCATAAATGGCGATGTTTACTTTATGTCTGGCAAAGGCTGGCATATTATCTCTAATGGTAAATTAATCAAGAAAGACCGCCGTGCCTTCCATCTTGGCGATGGCGACATTGATAACATTTTCAATGATAAAGATTTTACTTATTTAATAAATAAAGGCCAAACAGATAGCTTTTTCTCTGTTTATTATCCCGTACTTGATCAATATATCACTTTCGTAAAGGAAACTGGCTCAACTCAGACTTTCAAATCATACAATTATGAGTTTAATATCGATGGCTTTAGGCCATACTCTTTCCCTTTGAATATCATCACAGCAATTGAGGCGGAGGATGTTAACGGCGAAGCGCTAGTGCTTTTGGCGACAGAGGGCGGCTTTATTATGAAGCACTCAATTAATCAAGAGCGCTCTGATGCTTTGGCCGATAACACAACGCAAGCTATTCAGGCCTTTGGCAATTTCTACTGGGTTGCTGGTGATGATCTAGACGCATCGTACAATTTCGGCATTTTCAATGTTAGGGCGCTGAAAAACGACAGCCCGCTGCAATTTAACTATTTTCTCGACTATCTTTATGAGGATCCAACAGTGGCTTCGTTTACTTTTGCAAACGACGCGACGGGGTTTATTTTGGACGTGTCAAAATTAGACGAGGGCATTTTGAGTGATGGCCGAAACGTGCAAAGATATACTGGTGACATTTTAAAAACGGCGGAGTCTTTGCTTATTACATTTTTTCACGAAGTAGAAAATTCAAATATTAACTTAATAGAGGCCCAAGTGGACTTTAGTAAAAACGGGAACCCTAATTAATGAAAACTTTACTAATATTATTCAGTTTGTTTTTCACGGTTTCGTCTTTTGGCGGGACTTGTACCTCTGACACTTATACGAGCAATAGCGCGAATACTGTCTTAACTTCAACTAAGTACAATGGTGATAATTCGACTATCTATAACAGGCTTGCTGGCAATTTTGACGGTGGTTGTGTTGTTGATGGGACATTAGAAGGGGCTGCGCTAAACAGCTCTGAGTTCGCAGTGCTATATAATGGGATACATCAAGGCTGTAAAGTCACGAGATCCGACGCTGCTACGGTTTCAGTCGATAAATGCATATTATCCTTAAATGGTGTCTTTGTTAGAACCACAATAGGCACAACAGCAACATGGGGCTGCTCAGGCTGTACCGCAGAATCAGCTAGTACGATTTATTATCTTTACGCCAAATCAGATTCTACAGGAACAACTTTAAACCTATTAATTAGCTCCTCAGCCCCGAATACTGACGGTTTCGATGGCTCAACGAATAAAGTTTTGGCCAAGTTTTACAATGATGCTGGCAGCGATATTGACCAATATTCCATCGATCAGTGGAGTAATAATAGATTTGCTCCACAGGTTACTGGCTCGATTGATGGCGGCACTGCTACGATTACCGGAACCACGAGCGACCCGACAAAGGGGACTATTATTCGAGATAAAGTTAGGTGGCACCGAGATGGACGTCACATGGTTGTTTCGTTCGAGTATGAGCACAACGCTGGCTCACCAGCCGCCGGCAGCGGATCTTATTTATTAGAGGTTCCGAATAGCTCAGTGATAGATACTACTGGAATTCTGGCCAATACTAACGGGGAACTACTGTCTACAACCGGGTCTGGATTAGTTTCCAATACGACAACAGGTATTGACGATGCGAGTAGACTGGCTGTTTTCCAGGTTTATGATAGTACAAATTTTTATGTGTTTTTAAAGGCGCCATCTGACACCATGACTGTGTGGGGGTCCGTAACTCTTTCTATGTCGTCGGCAACTATAGTTTTTTCAGGAAATAACATAAGAGTCCCGATTCTGGGATGGGGTGAATAATGAAATTTTTAATAATCTTTTTAATATCTTTTAACTGTTTCGCCATGACTCGAATTGAGGTTTTTAACGCTCAAGGAAAGTTGATAGCTGGCGACACTGGTAAAAGTGTAAGTCTTTTAAAGCTCCAAAAGAAAATGCTTAAAAAAGGGGTTGATATTTCTCACCCGTCTTTTAATGTTGTTGAAACTGATATTGGCGCAAAAATAAACGAAAGAGCCGTGAAAGTGGCAAAAATAAAAAGCGATCTTGCAAGCTTGCCGGCTGGACCAATTAAGTCCGCGCTTTTAGAACTTGTTAAATCATTGAGGTAAAGAATGGGAATTTTTAGCAAAGCTGGAATAGCTGGAAGCTTACTAAGTGGCGGCGGTGGCGGTCTAAAAGATATGCTGCTAGGTAAAAAGCAAGACCCCTTTGATCCTTATAAGATGATGCAATTAGACCCTAGTTTAAAAAAGTCAGTTGAGGCAGGGCGAGAGGCCCAACAAAAAGGGCTTTCTGCTTTGATGGCAGATAGTGGCGAAGAAGCTGCAAGGTCTCAAATAGCAAGAGAACAAGCCGGTGTAGGCGCTGCAACAGAGGACACCGCTCGAAAGATAAAAGAATCTATGGCTCAACGTGGAATGGGGCGAAGTTCTATTGGTCTTGGCCTAGAAAAAGGTGCTCAAGAAAGAGGCGCCCAACAAAAAGCTGGCATTATGGCCTCGTTAAAAGAACGATTAAGAGGCATGAATAAAGAACTAATTGCCGCTGGCGGTGGTGTTTTGGGGGCCCAAGGCGCTCAACGTGCCATGATGATGGGCAAGAAAAAGGGCCGCAGTGGTGGCTTAATGAGTATTGCGGCACCTTTAGCGGGGGCTGCTTTAGGTTCTGCTGCTGGTCCACAAGGCGCAGCAGCGGGTATGCAAGCTGGCTCAGGATTAAGCTCTGCTATGAGTAATTATTAGGAGTAAAAATGGTTCAAGTTATTAGAGGCGGAAGTGGCCTATCAAGAGAAGAAGCTTTTCAACGCGGCATGGACCGAATGGCAAGCGGCGCCTCTAGTTTTGGACAAGCTATGTCTCGTCAAGATGCCCTTGGTCGTCAAGAGGCTGCCACAGGTAGACAACAGGGCTTAGAGGCTCTTAAGTTTCAAACTGGACTCGCTGGCGAAGGCGTAGAGGTTTCTCCTGAGGAGTCTCAAGCTATTCAATCGGCTTTCAAAAGTGGAGATTTTTCAGGACTTGGAACCGTTTTAGAAAAACAGAGTGGCGCAATTAGAGGCGAAAGAGCTTCGAAAGCTGAAACTCAGAAAGCCGAGCGTGATTTATCAAGGCGTTTTAAAGAGGCGCAAATTCAATCATTATCTCAAAAATCAAAAGAAGTTAAAAAGCCAAAAATGGCAACACCTAAGCAATTCGAAGCTGCTGGCTTTGCCAAAAGAGCAAGGATGGCAGAACAAGAATTAAAAAGCGTTCCCAGAGATGTAGGAGCAGCTTGGCACTCTACTTTTGACCCTTTCGTTCCAGAGGCATTTAAAGGCGAGGACGTTAAGGCGTTTGAACAGTCGAAAAGAAATTTTGTCTCTGCTGTACTAAGGCGAGAGTCTGGGGCAGCTATTCCTGAAAGTGAAATGAAGCAAGAGGAACTGAAATATTTTAGACAACCTGGAGATACGCCCAGAATTATCGCTCAAAAAACAAGAGCTCGTGAACAGGCCATGGCAAACTTAGAAGCAGAGGGCTCCCCAGCGATGGGAGAAATTGCCACTGTTGACGTGCCAGAATATGTACCCGGCGAAAGTGCTGCTCAAAAAGGTTTGGCCATGTTTGGAGATGTGGCTGGGCAGGCCGCAATGCCGTCAGCTCAAGCAGCACCAGCGGCACACCCTCAAGCAAGTGAAGCAGAGCAATGGGCAAGGCAAAATCCAAACGACCCAAGAGCCCAAGATATTTTACAAAGACTAGGGGGTCAATAGTGCCTTTCGATCCAGATAAGTTTTTAGCTGAGACTGCGCAACAGCAGCCACCTCAGCGTAGAAAATTTGATCCCGATGCATTTTTATCAGAAACACAACCACCACCAGAAAGCCGCATGATTGAGGCCGGAATACAAGGTTTTGGAGAAGGTGCAACACTTGGCTACTTGCCGCAATTACAAGCGTTGGCCGGTAAAGGTATTGAGTTTTTAACACCAGAGAGCGAGGCCGATAAAGCACTAAAGGCCCAAGGTTTTACTATTGGTGACGAGCCAGAAAGTTACACCGAGATGCGAGATAAATTTGTGGGGAGAGGTGAGGCTTTAGCAGAGCAAGAGCCTATTGCTACAATGGCCGGGCAACTTGGCGGCGGCCTTATAAGCGGTTTAGCTATGGCGCCATTAACAGGCGGGGCGACGGCTGCCACCACTATGGCCAGAATAGGTCAAGCGGCTAAAACAGGCGCTACAATGGGTTTTTTATACAACCCTGGTGAAACTGAGGGTGAAGTTAGCCCACTACAAATTAAAGAACGATTAAAAAACATGGCCTATGGTGCCGTGACTGGTGCCATAACTCAAGGTGGCCTAGAAGGCGTAGCAAAAACGGCTAAAGCTATTGGCCGAATACCAGGGACACTTAAGAGATATGCCGA